TAATCCATACGTTAATAAAAGAATCACCATGCTTTTGAACAAAGTATTCATCTTCTTGCATATTCTTGATATAAGCTTTAATAGACTTAGACATTAAAGATGCAAACCAGTAATTAACTGTTTTCCAGATAATTCCTAATCTCTGTAAGGCTTGATTTCGGCTTTGTTCATATTCTCCTAATGTTTTTCCACCACCTTGTGGTCCACCCCAAATAGAAGGTAATGCCCCGCTTGTAAATTGAGCTAATTTCTCAACTTTAGCATCTAATTCCGCGGCATCCTTGGGATAATTAGCAGTAATAAGACTCGTGACGTTATCCGCCATAGCACCATTCGGCGGTTTCTTCATCGGATAGATTAAACCAGGAGATTTAGTGCTACTGCTATAAGCAGTAAAATTTAAAAATTCAGGATCAGCAAATGTAGTAGGAAGCGCATATTTAAAGCACTCTACTTCCAATTGCATGATTTCATTAGTCAAAAATTGCATTGGAACCGTAGATTTGCATCCAGCATCAGCATAAATACGATTATCACCTGGATTTATTGTTAAAGTCCAATGATCGTCCATCTTTTCTTCTTTAACTTCTACTATAGTATCATTAATTACTGTGAAAAAGACTCCAGAAGGGAAAGTTTTCTTTACAAGTGCAGCATCTTCCTTATCCAATAGATAATATGCATCGGGGCGGAGCCATACACGATCACATGTAACATAATCATTCAAATTTTCATAATATTCCTCCCAATTAGACCGAATATAGCGCTCATAAGCAGTTGTGCTACCACTTCCCTCTGTAATTTTATTGGCATATTCAAGATATAAGCACTTTAACTGCGCTACATGAAATTCATCCTCATAAATTAACCATAAAACTTGATCTTGACTCTTCGCGCGAGAGGGAATCTTAACTTCAAGAGGCGATAAAATTTTAACAATCTGTCTTGACTTGTTATACTCATTAGTTACTTTAACTGGCTCCTGAACCATTGAGGATTGCAGTTGTGTCGGAACTATTTGTTGGCATTGTGAGCAAGAAACTGGTTCCTTAACCTCATCTAAATTATCTGGAAGCATTTCAGAGATAGTCTCTTCAACATTTTCCCCGAAATCCTTTGGAACTTCATACTTTGCTTCATTAGAAACTCCACCACAATTAGAGCAAGTAGTAGTTTCTACATTAAAAGGTCTTAATTCTTCTTCTTCCTTCGATACTGTCCCATACTCTTCACTTTCATGTGAATAATTATAAGCCGCGGCGAATCCGAATTTATAAAGATATATTAGAGTTTGGAGCAGTAAAAGCTCCATTTTATTATGGGAGGCTATAAGTTTCTCTATTTTAGAGAAAGTTTTTGCAGTATTAATATCCGCCGGATCTTCAGCATTATAAGGGAAATATCTTACCGTCGGAAGACCAGTAGACAAAGCACCCGCAATAGACTCACCATAAGGACGAATAATATTGATGACTTTATTATAGATAGAAGGATCAATTGTAATGTCGGCGGGTAATGGTGCTGCTGCATCTAAAACCTGCCATTCATTAGCTATTGAACTCCATGCTACAGATTGAATTCCTTGCCATAGAAGTTGATTAAGTTTCCAATTGCGCAAGAGAAGTTCTCTTGTAGGCATCTCTTGGGTTTCAATTTTCCGAAAAATAGTTAGCAATAGATTCTTAATTTTATCAGATTCTTCTGACTTAGACGAAACTTCGCTATCAAAAGGATCTTCAGCTTGAATAAAATTAAGTTCGTCAGTAATTTCAGGCATTCGGAGTATCTAATACTTTAGTAGCTGCATGTGTAAGCCCTAATCCCGTTAATCCAGTTCCTACTTCTTCAACTAATGGACCAACAGGAACTCCAACTAATGTAAGACCTTTTCCCACTAACATTATAACTGCACCAATTTTAGTCTTATTTCCATCTACAAACTTCCAAACTTTCTTAAAGAGGCCCATTAAATTTTAACCTTTTCTATTACTTTTAATCTTACTTCATGACTAGCAATTTCTCTGGTCACTTCTACTCTCCACTCACCTAAATGGTGAATTTCATTCTTTAACTCTACTAAAACAGTCTGCATAAAAACCATTTGAGCCTTAATTTCAGTTACTAATACTTTCAAGGCAATAAAAGCCCCTATAAGTGTTACAATTACTGCGATTAGTGCAGGTAACCAAGTTGGCATTTTATATAATTACTAAATTAAGATTAATTATCCCCTAGGTAAACTAGTATTTAAGAGATTATCAACTTCAGCTTGTACTACTGAATCTGCCCTTGCATATGCATTTGCACGATTATTATTAACTGCTATTAAAGCATTGCCTGTATAATTATTTACTTGAGTATTGAAACTAAGCATTAAAAATTCTGTTAGTGTAACAGGTAGTAAAGGTGGGTTTTGTTCGGCTCTCTTAGGATTTACAACTTCAAGTATAAAATATTTTAAAAGCTTATCTTGCTCAGCAGTTGTACTAAATGTATACTCAACCATTAGTAATTATCCTTTATTAATTAGTTACAAAAAACCCAACACTAGTTTCAGCTGTTGCTGCTGCTGTAAGTGTAATTGTAAAAGATCCAGAAGCCGCAACTACATTTTTAATAGTAGCAGTAGCATCATCAGTTCTGATTGTAGCAAATATAATACTAGTAGTCGATACTCTACTATTAGTAACAACTAATGTACTTGCTCCAGCAGCAAAATTAACTGTACCGGCCATCTTGTTAATAGTTTGAGCACCAGTAGTTCCTGCTGCTGTAATAGTTCTAGCTAAAATAGGGGCTGCAAAATCTTGTAATGATATACCACCACCAACAACTAATCCACCAGTAGCAGTAAGTAACAAAATTTGCGATGTACTGATTTGTGCAGAAGTACCATCATTAAAAAATGCTAGATATTCACTAACAGATTGATTATGACTATGAATAATAAGTGTTGGATCTGTGGCTACTGAAGTTCCCCACGGACCATTATTGAAATCAAAAGAATTATCCCCAAATTCTGCAATATGAATTGAATTTGAAGTAGATCCTACAGCAAAAAATGCTGAATCTGGTGTTAGTGTTGATCTATTCCTATAAATACCTAAAGTAGCAATACCTCCATCCCACCAAAGTCCATTAGTACTATTAATAAAATGGCCTGTTTGAAGGGTAAGTGCATCTCCACTTTCAGCTAGTGACAATGCCCTATCAATGACAAGTGAACCTGTCCCACCATTAATATGAGCATTAGATCCATCATGAGATAAGCTCAACCATTGAGTAGTATTCTGATTGCGTGAATGAATAAATAATGTAGGATCAATTGCTGCTGCATGAGCAAAATTAAAAGCTTTATCAGCATTCTCCACGATAATAATTGCGTTAGAAGTAGTACCTGTAGCAATTACAGTTTGATCTGGAACACCCGCACTTTGTTGAGATATAGTTCCACCATTGGTACCTATTGTTATTACTGTATCTACAAGTAAAGTATTTCCTAATGTCGCTATACTTCCAGCAGTGAGCTTACGATCAAGTCCGCCCCTATTAATAGGAAGTTCATCACCACTTTGGGCCGGATCTCCTGCTGTAAGATCAGTTATCTTTGAATTAGGCATTTTTAACTCTTTAATTTAACAATATAGTACTAATACCATCATTCAACACAAAATAAGAAATACCATCATTAAGTACAAATGAAGGTGGAATAACAGGCCCCCAACTACTATATCCATTATAGAAAAGCCTAGCTAATACTAATGTTAATTGACCACTTATAATCATGGACACACTGGATTTTGGTAAGTAGAATTAAAAGTTAAGTCAACATTAATAGTCGCTGGTTCAACCATTGTATTATTTGGAGCACTAATAAATCCAATGCCAACTTTAGCCGCCCTAATTGTATAAACTCCTGAAGAAATTTGAGGTAATGTAGAATATGCTCCACTCAGATCTGCTATTGTAGTATAACAACTTCCTGCCCTACAAAAATAAATACTTGCACTAGGAACAACAGTAAAACCATCGCTTTCAAATACCGTACCAAAGAAAGTTCCTGTCCCAGCTACACCTGTACAAGAGCTTCCACTGATACTCGTACCATTTTTAGAACCTTCAATAAACATACCAAATTTAGACTGAAGAAGCATATTAATACAATGCAACTATACCAGCAGCAGTTGTACCTGTGCTATTAACTCTACGACACTTTTGAGGAATTACAAAACTAGTAGTAACATTCAAAAATGTTGATATATTGCCACGCTCAGTCTTCAGTACAACATTTCCCGCTGTTCCTATATATAAACTGCGGGCAATACCATTAGTAGTAGCACTATTAACAAAATCTACGCTATCAGAAGGAGTTACAGCGAAAGAATCATATGCTGGAGCTAATACTGAACTTTGATCTGACCATGCCACTTGAATTTCATCCGCCATTAACTACTCCTAAATTAAGTGCTGTTCATCTTGCATGATAACTTCAGGGTATAGCTATAGGACAAGAAGTGGTGGTTCCCACCGCTCTAATTGCTCCAGAACCACTTGCAACCTTAATATTAAAAGGATTATCTGTAGCTACAAGAACAACATCTCCACTAAGAACATCCCAATGAATAGGAGGACCAAATAAAGCCTTCTCACAGACAAGACCCACTTCTCCACCATCAACTCCTAATGTACAGCATTTAGTACCACAATTACCGAATACATCATTCCTTAACGGCAAGCCACAATATTTAGCAGTAACTGTATATTGTTGGCTTGTCCCAATACGCCCAATTCCACACTGTGTGAAGTACTGATCGTTAACTGTTACTGGGCAGTTGTTAGTAATAGGAGTTGGACTAGGAATAGGAGTAATTGTCGGCGCCGGTGTTGGTTCTGGAAAGGTACCGCAAATAGCAGTATTTACCTCCCAATCACCTTTATAATTCTCTTCACTAGCGAATCTTACCTTGCAACCACCGAAGTTAATCATATGATGATCTAAAGCTACACAACCATTAGGAGTTACAATATGAAATGCATCTGGTACGTGATATGCACATGAACCATCAGATCTTACTTGAGCTTGGAGTTTGGAATAAAACAGTTCCGCGGCAACGTTACAATCACCAGATAATACTTGCTCATCAGTATAACCTAACTGAGTCATTGCTGTATTGATCTTAGCTTCTAAAGCTAACCTCAACTCAAGTTTGACAGTCTTACCTAATGGATCCCCCCAGACTGGAGGATCTGGACAGAATAGAGGAGAAGGAGAAGAAGTAGGAGTAGGTACTGGAGTTGGGATTACTGTAGGAACTGGCGTAGGTATAGGAATAGGAACCGGCGGACACGAGGCACCAATAAGTAATGTAAAACTAGTTATCGCTATTAGTAACTGCGACTTCTTCATTTTGTTTTCTTTTCTCTTCTCTACTTCTAACTTCTAATTCTGCTTTAAGACCGGAGAATGTATTAAAGTGCTTAATCACTTTAGGTTCTGGAACTGGAACATTTTTCGATTTTAAAATCAAATTCTCTCGAAGGAGTGCTTCTTTCTCTTCACATAATCTATCTATTGTCTTATTTGCAGCATTTAATTGAATTTTATAAATATCTACAAGGTCTCTTGTAGGATTGAATAGATTATCCTTCACTTCGATTATATCTTTTTTCTTAGGAGGAGTAAACCAAGACCACATTTTCCAATTATTCATATTGTTATGACCTAAAAATTGTGGCCGCGGAGCCACACTAACCCCTTGACAAACCTGCACTTTGGCGTATATTGTAGCTAGGCGCGGGAGGTGCTATTTTGATTATACCACATGTATTTATCATTGATTTGATTTGGTTACTAACAGTAATATTTTTGAGAGAAGTAGCCATTGAAAAGAAGTTTAAATTTGTTACTTTCATTTCCACTATCATGTGTTGTTATGTGTTAATTGAAACTATATTTCATTCTGTTATGGAGGATGCTGTTGCAACTCTTCTTTAAGATTTTTGGTTTAGTAGTTACTGTCACTGTAAATCTTTTTTGGTTATTCATAATCATCTTAATTTTTGCTACTTAATTCCAATCACCTAATCCAAACATTTCCGCAAATCCTGGAGTTTTTGCATTCGGATTCTTAGATTTATATGCTTGAATTCCACGCTCAATTCCTGGAGAAGCATATTTTTGAATATCTTCATCACCAAAAGGTTTATGGAGCATATCAGCTATAAAACCAAAACTTCTTGCTGCACCTGGATATCTTCCCCAATTTTCCCCTGTTAAATATCCTGCTGCATCTCTATCTAATATGTCTGAATTAGATGTTTCGGGAGCACCGGGAATTGCTCCTGGAGTTCTTGCTCTTATCTCTTTTTCATCGGTGGGCATTCCATATCTTGGATAACCTAACATTCCTTGAGCACTATCTAATGCTTCAGGACCATAATTCTTTTTTAAGAAATCAAAGAATCCCATCAATTATATCTCTTCACAGGTTTCAAAGAACTATCTCTTAACTCTTTTTCATAATGCATCATAGCCATATTCAATTGAAAGTAATCTCCAGTCTCAGCGAACTTATTCATAATCTTATCTTGAAGATCAGCCTTATCTTTACCCAACTTAATTTCAGTAATATAGTTATCAGCTTCCTTAATAAGGTAACGAATCATATCGTAATCATCGTCACCATCGAAAGGCATTACATCTTCTTTCTTATTCTCTTTCTCATTATATTGACAAATACTTATTGTTTCAGCAATACCTTTAGTTCCTTCAAAGAATTGGAGTCTCGGAAGGTTAACTTCTGGTTGTTCTGGAGTAAAAGCGTTAAGGTACTGCGAATACGCTGCGCTTCCATATACTCGGAGAATGTGATTCGCTTTCTCCAAGTCAAATCCCTCCGGCGGAATATACTTTTGTGGTTTGGGTTTCCAACGGAGAAAATCGTGCAGTAATTGTTTACCACCGAGTCGGTCATTATCTGCCCTCTTTGGATAAAAACCTGACCATTTGATAAATTGATCTGAGATTGTTTCAGTTCCTCTTTCTTGCCATGCTGATGGATCTAAAACTGGTGTCTTTAAATTTTCATCATGTTGAGATAAGCGCTTTATATCAGAAGCCCAACCTGAGACATTTGTCTTCTTTATTTTATAATGACGATAAACAAACACTCTTAAATCTGGGCTTATTGCTGCCCAAGCTGCTGTAGTCCATGCTGTATAGCCCCAGTCAATTGCAAGGATTTTAGGCCACCATGAAGGTATTGAAAAAGATGGAATTACATGAACTGCATTCTCAGGTTCCCCTATTACATGTTGAAGCCTTATTTCAGAGAATACTTGACCGGAAAATGCAAACCAATCTCCATCTATCTTGGCTTTCTTTTCACTATCAGGGAGAAGTTCTAATCGGTTTCTATACTCTGGATCAATCAGGTCTATGGATGGATTATCTTCGAGCTTCGCTGGAATGAAAATTCTCTTTGTCTTAGAAGTCTTATCAAAAATTATTTGATTGCCTAGGGGCGCCGGGCTTACAAATCTATCTCTTAGGAATACGTGAGATTCTCCGCCGGGATTTGCGGATAATCTGTAAATTTTAGGTAAGTCCCTTTTTGAGCTTCTAATACGGGATGTAATATATTGGAGTTGGAACTTAGTAAATTGTTCTGCTTGGTCGATACCAACATAATTGTATTCGTTAGTGTCGTGAGAAAAGACATCGTCTTCCTTCTCC